CTTTCCATAACATTATCTATTGCTTTTTGTTTCAGGTCTTTTAGGTCTTTGAGTTTAGCGCCTTCAGGTCTTCTCTCAATTTCCCTATCAACCAAGTCTTTAGCCCAGTCTCTTAATTGTTCTTCACAATCGGAATAGCTTAACCTGTCCTCGTCTCTATCAAACTTATAAGACAAGTCTTTTTCCTTATCTTTTTTTGACTGCTTCTCAAAAAAAGTTTTAGCATCTCTTTGAGCTTGCAACATAAAGTCTTCGGCTTCCTTCATCTTTGCCAAGATTTTATCTGCGCCCATTTTCTTTGCTAGTTTCTTAACAACATTATTAGTCGCNTCAGTTCTATACTGCTTGATTAATAATTGTTGCTCGTCAATNAGAGGTTGAAANTATCTATTAACTTTANTTTCAAAATGCTCTAATTGATATTTTGTCATTTTAGTCATTTGTTATCCTTTCTTTAAAAATAATTTTATATACTACTTGACAATCTTTGTCAATGGGATTATATGGGAATATTAAATTAATTTATTAATTTATAAGATCAACAGGTTNTACATCACACCGCGCTCCTTGTGCCGTCTTTGTATGACCTGTGCTGATCTCAGGTCCAGTAGCTACGTGCCGGATAAGCTCCCGCGGGGCAACTGCTGGACCTGGGATCAGCGGACTCCATGAGTGTAACTAGCAAAGATTTGTACTAGTTCGGGTGAGTGGTCTTAGCTGGTCCGGCGATACAGTAATCCGGCGTTGCTAAAGCACTGGAAGGACCTGCCGCCTTCCTGGATATCCAGGAAGGCAGGACCGAAAGCCAACAAGCCGGCAAGCCTGCAAGCTTGACAGGTGACAATTGATGGTATAGGAATTTATAAGAAAGGATATTATGAATATTAAAAAAGCAAAATTAATTACAGGTTCGATGACTCGAACGTCTAAGATGCCAGGCCTTAGTTACAGTTTACCTGCCTGGGAATGCAAAACAGGTTCTAAGCTACGGAAGGTTAAAGGCAGCGTTTGCGCCAGCTGTTATGCCCTGAAGGGTAACTATACAAGATACAAAGCAATTAAGGCTGCGCAATATGTAAGACTCGACAGCCTGAAGCATCCACTGTGGACCGCTGCAATGGTGGCGCAGGTGAAGCGTCAGAAATACTTCAGATGGCACGANGCNGGAGACGTCCAAGATCTNGATCATTTAAACAAGATCTTTGAGGTCTGCAGGTTAACGCCAAACACCAACCACTGGATGCCAACGCGTGAAGCCTGGGTGAAGGATCACCTGCCGCAAGCGCCGAAAAATTTAGTCATAAGATTTAGCCCGCCAATGATCAACCAACGAGCGCCGGAGAGCTGGCCTAATTCTTCGATGGTGATTGACAAAGGATATCACACCTGCCCTGCACCTGCTCAGGGTGGACAGTGTGGAGATTGTAGACAATGCTGGGATCCGAAAATAAAAGTTGTATCATACGGTAAACACTAATGTTCAGACACCCGAAATATTACAAGGAGCTGGCGAAGCGAAGGAAAGAACTCCAAAGGCAGCAAGCCGACAAGCCCGCAAGCCAACAAGCCGACAAGCCCACAAGCGAGCAAGCTGACAAGCCGGCAAGCTCTCAAGCGTCCAACGGTTCGCGAATCAACAAGCGCTCTATATAGGTCCAATCATCCGTTGCGAGGGAAGGTACTTCACGATAGTCTGCAAGCAGACCGAGGATCGAGGAGGACTCATAAAGTTTTATTGAAGAGGAAGAGGCCTCTTCAATAAGAATAAAATTACGTTGCTTTCTGGTCAGATGAAACAATTTTTGGTGTGGTGAAAAGTGTATTTTCTTGCCTGTTGCAATCTTTAACTCAACCATGAAAAAACCACAATTATCATGATATCCCAACAAATCTGGTGTACCAAAACTACTCCAGGATTCTAGTCTAGTCCACTGAATTTTGGGTGTATTTTTCTTTACTTTGTGCCAAAGTTTTGACTCTGGTTTCATCGTACGTAGCCTTATAAATTTGTCTTACAATTGTAGTGGCTGGGTTGAGATCAAAGTCTCTTGCACACCCTGATAACAATATAAATATTAGTATAATTCTCACAATTGACTGATACGCTAGATTACGTTATAAGTCAACCATTATGGGAGTACCAGCCAAATTAACAGAACGACAAATAAAGTTTGCAGAGTTATTAGTATATAACGAAGGCAGACTTTCACCAGCTGAAGCAGCATTTCAAGCAGGATATAAAACACGTCCAAGACAAGCTGCATCAGAGCTAAGGAATCCAAAAGTATCTCCATTGGTTGTGAAGTATATAGGAGAACTGAGAGCAGAGGTACAAGAAAAGTATGGTATCAGCTTTGAAAGACATATATCTGAATTGGCCCAAATTAGAAATCAGGCACTTGCAAAAGGAGCTTGGTCTGCTGCAGTAAATGCAGAAGTTGCTAGAGGTAAAGCTGGTGGGTTATACGTAGATCAAAAGCTTGTTATGACAGGTAATGTCGATAACATGTCATCCTCTGAAATCAAAGACAGACTTAAAAAGATTCTTGATGATAACAAAGAGATTATTAATATTAGCCCTGAAGAGATAAAGCTAGAAGAACTAGAATTAGAAAAATCGTCAAACCCTGGTAGTGATTCAGAGCAGTAATTAATCTACTAAACATCTTTCTTGGAAACTTTTTTACTAGTGCCCACTTGTTTATAACTGGTTTGTATTCCATTTGAGTTAGGTCCTTTCCTTGGTGGAAGTTGGTCCCATTTTACATCAGGCATGTTCTTTGTCAACGTAGGATTAAAGATTCTATTAAAGTTTTCTTTATACAAATCGTTTACAATTCTTGACCTACCATCAAATCTAAATTTTTTATCTTTCATTTATTTTTTCCATTTTTATTATACACCCTCTTGGGAATACATTTCTATCACTAAATAATTCATCATTCTCTTCGTAAGATGCAAACGTCCAAATATATTTTTTATTTTTATCAAACAGATACGCATGAGTTATCATCGTGGATGGCACCAACCCAAGTGAGTCATGTGCATTTGCATGCCCGGAATCACCCGTCGGATCGATCCAGGTAATTTTGTAATAGTAATATCTTTTCTTGTTAATTACTACTGACTTATACTTTGATTTTTTAGGACGTCTCATATCAATCTTATACTGTATAGTGGAATTTTTGGGCAAAAAAGTTTTCTAAAAAACAAAAAAGGTCGCGCGCGCCGAGTACATTCTGAAATAGTTGTTGTAAAATCTAGCTTATTTGACATATAGGTCAACCATACTGACTGTGCCACGGTGTGCCAAGGGCCTTGGCACACTATTATTCGCTTATACCAACGATAATAAGCCAAAAACAGGGTGTGCCACCTGTGCCACCAGTTTTTTTTTATCACTGAAAAAAAAATTTGCTCAGAAATTCCACTTACATTTGGCACAACTCTACATTGGAACCATTCTAAAGTATACATTAGAACCATTCTAAATTTTGTATGGTTTTGTACCATTTTTCACTATTTTTTTAATACCAGACCCCAAAATCTCTACTTTTGCATAGGGTTTCCATGCTTTACGCACCAGATTAAGCTCTAAAACAAGGTTAGACCATTGTTTAGGTGTGATATCTTTACTTTGTATTGTTAGTTTTTTCATAATTTTGGGGCTTCCACTCTCGCTTCCACCCCAATCCCAAGGGAATTGTTAACTCTGTTTATATGTTTTTGATCTAAATAATTCATTTCTATCAGCTTTTAATACTAATCTTGCAGGATTAGCGTCACCAATTATATTGCTCTCTTGTATCTCAATACGTCTGACATCTTCTAAGTGTCCAGACATACTTTCAATATAAACAGGGCAATCAGATATCATGGTACCCTTTTGTCCGTTAGTGAATTTTTCTAGAATTTGTTGCAGATCTCTCAGCCTCATCTAATTTCCTTCCTATTACTTTTACTAATTCATACCACTTTTTCTTCCACATCTCTTTCATGTCACCACTTGTTTTATTGTACATGTTGGCTATGTTATCCAGCCTTCTTTGATCTTGTTTTATAATACTCATCAACCCTCCTTAAAAAGTTATGTTTATATTTTTGGAATTCCAACCCTTCAATTACAAACTCCTGATAAAAGTTATCTTTACTACACATCATAATCACACCCTTGGTAATAGATGTTTTGTAAACAAAATTGTGTGCCATTGCATATGCTGCTAATTGCAAACAATAATCTTCTATCCATTCTCTTTTCTTTGGTTTGTTGGTTTGTTTGAAGTCTATAATGGCGTCTGCGCCTTTGTGAATACCTACTAAATCAGTTTGCCCTGCGTACAAACCTGGATAATACAAAGTACACTCTGTGCCGTAATACTCAGGTACATTACAAAGACCTTGTTCAATAACTCTGATGGCCATGTTGTGTGCATCTCTACCAACATTCGTCAGGTCCAAGTATCCTTCTTCTAAAATATATTTTTCAAGTATCTTGTGCATCGCCGTTCCGCGCGCCGCAGACTCATCTTTGATTTTCTCAGCAGCATCCTCCCCGATCCGCGCTGCCCAGTTCGCTAATGATTGTTTTTTCTCCTCGGACTCAGTAGCTTTCAATATCGTAGTCACACTCGGTAATTTTTCTTTACCAACATCGTAGTGTCGTACACCCTCCACGGATTCACGCACTGTTTTTGGGTATATAAAACAGTTATTTAGCTTCATTGGCCCTCTCAGGTAATCTTGTATTAATAAGGTAATGATATTCTCTAGTTTTTTTCATTAAGTTTCTTTTATTATTTATTTTAGAATATTTTAATAAAGACTCGTAAAGTTTACTCAATTGTTCCCACCCACCAATCATTATGTTTCTTGTGGGATTCCATTTTTCTCTTTTATAAGATGAGTTTTCGTATTTTTGTACATAATCTTTATTAAATTTATATCCTTTATTTTCTAATTTTTGTTTAATATAAGACAGATGTCCAAAGTCATTAGAGGTTAGTATATACAAACAATTGTAAGAGCTTGTAATTCCTTTACCCTTCCAACCTTTTTGATGTCTTAATTTAAATTTTATACTTCCTTCGGCATCAGTATATCCAGCTAAATAAGCGTAAGAAAATTTTTTATCATTCATTAAATGTTCATCAGGACATCCACAATNTTGTAGTACATTTTTAGCCGTTAATTTTTTTTCAAGTAAATAAGGGTAAATCATAAATAAAAATAATATAGATTTTACTCTACCAAACTCACATTTTAATGAAGGCTCTGTGTTTTTAGCTGCATTGTAAATCTTTCTACTTACGCTAACATCAAAAAGTAGCTAACTCTATGACAGGTTCAGCATTTATTTCTTTTAGTTCTAAAGAAACTCTTAACTTTTTATTTGGTCTGTTTTTAGGTTGTGTCAAAATTATAGTTCCATCACCATCAATCATGCCAGCATAATAAGCTCTGTCGTCTTCAGTAAATTTATCCATGATTTCTTTGAAGACAGGTAAGACATTACCTTCTTTATCTAACATAGATCTTAAATTTTTTGATTTACTTTCTCTTATTGTATTACTTNTTGTTTTCATTCTAAACTCATCGCCTTTTTGTACTCATCGAGACTTACAACTTTTCCTTCCATTATTTTTTCTGTTGCGTAGTGTTCGATAACTTGTTGTATTTTTGGAAGTTTGGTATGTGCCCATGGCCATAGTAAACAACATACATAGTATGCGTCTCTAAATGTACATCGCCATCTGTATTGTTTTAAATATTTCGTGCCATCAACNCGTCTACCTTTTCTAGGTTTGTCAGTTAAAGTACCAACACCTAAAACTTGATGGACCCATGATAAAACAGATCGATCCGTCATGGTGATTTCCATACTTAATCTTAAACTGTTTGAGATTCTGTANCCGTTGCCTTTGTGTTTCTTTTTCTTCTCCGGTCCGCGCTTCATATGTATTGAACCTTCTCCATCAAAGAGTCCAGCNATATACGCTCTATCGCATTCAGGTATCATCTCTCATCCTCATAAATAATTNTCTCCTTACCATCGTAGTCCATGTAGTAGCCTGCGATTTTTTTGTTACGTTTATATTTCTTTTTAGATTCTATTTTCTTGGGTTTAAATTTTGGTGTTCGAACGGCCTTGGCTACAGGGTTCTTCACTGCAGCCTCGCTTTGTTGGCCATTTCTTCTAGTTGTTCAAGCGAGGGTTCTTTAATCTCTATCTCACCCTCTGACTTACACGTTGGACATTGGTGTACTTCACTATAAGAGGATGTATTTACTTTTAAATATCCATTACCATTACAATGATTACAGATGGCTTTATGTATTCGATTTGCCATTTTTATATCCTAACTTCTTTGCAGCTCTTGTAGCAAGAGCTTCGATTGTTTTACTAACTGTTAATTCTGCATCTACAAATTTACCTGAAGCTAAAAAGCGTAGCTTCTTATAAGTTTCAATAGGCACAGATACAGACTTAAATTTATTTGGGTCTGCCATTTTATTTGTCCTTTCTTACTATGTTATTAATCATAATATATGGGAATCTATACTAATAAAACAAGACTTGCAAGTCAAGTCTTTTTATAATAAAAAGAAGATCTCTTCTCACACCTTTTGTTTGTGCGTTCCTTTCTTGGAATGCACAGACATTAAGTAGTAATTTTACCTTCGTCTTTTACGGGTTCACAGTGAAATTTAGGATACAACTGTAGCTTGTTTATTTGCTCTTCTGTAAAGTTGTTTTCTGCATATAAAATTTCGTAAGAATCAGATAGTCCTTGACGTATACAATCATAGTGATTGTTTAATACTTTTGGATATTGTGGGTTGGTGTAGCAATCTCCACTCGCAACCGAGCAGACAAACACTGTCAATATAAATTTCATTATTTTCCTTGGCCTTTGTAAGCCTTAAAATTTTTTCGTTTTCTTTTGTTCATTTTGCACAAACTAGGTTTGCGCCCAATCGAAGTTTTGTGATGTACAGGTTCGTGTGCAATAAAATCTTTGAACTTTTTAGCCATCGTCTTCAACCCATTCTTTTACAAATGGTTTGGCATCTTTTGGTGCAGTAATAACTGGTAGATAAGTTATTTTACCATTTACATGTTGTTCTAAATCACTACCACAACTCATACACCTAAAAAAATGTTTATCAATTCCAACTAACATTGTGAACTGATCACACGTTGGACATTTACCGTTTACAACTTCGGCTTCAACTCTAAATCCTTTTGCCATGTTATTCTATTATCAACTTCTTGATGCTTTTACTACCATCAATATTCGACTCTAATTCAGCCTCACCCTTCCAGCATTTGTACATTACAGATTCTGAGTATTGTCTCTCAGCCTGACGCTTGCCACGTAAACACTGTGCCATACCATCAACCTGCAAACGCGCCTCCTTGATCTCTGCGTTTACAAACATAAGAAGAGCTACTACAGACTCTATCATTGTGAGTAACTCCCATTCTTGTAACCAATCTCACGATTGGCATCTTTTAATTTTTCAATATCAGTCAAAACCTTGTCCATTTGTTTTCGTAAAAACTCGATGTTTACTTTGTTTAAAGCCATTGATTCGATGTGTGTATTTAACTTGTCCGTGGTTTTGTATAAATCCTCGATCATCATGTACTGCTCAGAATCTGCGGGCAATGAACCTAGTTGTCCACGTGGCCATTTAATTCTAAACTCTGTATTCTCCTCAAGATCTTTCTCCATTATCTGTATACGAGTATCCGCAACATTAAGACGTTCTATAATTTGAAAGTAACCCATCGTGCCGAGTGCCACGATGATGA